TTAAAAATATTGTTTGTGTGTTATTAAATAAAAATCTTGTCCCAATGAGTCTCTAGCTTATCATCATTTATAAGTTCTGAGATTTCAAACTCCTTGTTTCTAAGGTGCTTACATCTTGTGCCACCTACAATTTCTTCAGAGTGGATAAATGAAAGCATATTTACATTTGGTTTTTCTGTATTTCTATACATATACCCAATTGCATCTACTCTTAGAGCAAGTAAATCTTTCAACTTACCTTCAAGATTCAGCTCTTTAATTGTTTGTCCTGAAGTAGAGATTGATTTATCCGAAACGTGTCCTACAATAATCAACGTATCACAGAATCTTGTAAAGAATTCCATAATTTTGAATAAGGCTTCTCGTTTATAGACTTGACCTTTTCCATACTCTAGTCTATCAATATCAAAGTCAGCAGCTTCTGATTTACCTGTATCTTTGTTATAGGTTCTCACTGCTAATTGATTCAATAGCTTCTCTTTCAAAGAAGTCACCGTATCAAGTGTAATAAACTTGTAATGAGGGGTTTCTTTGTGGAAAAGTTTAGCTAATTCATCAAACTGTTGCAGGGAATCTATGTTAATCCTCATGGATTCATAGAAATCTGCTCCGTGCTCGAAGTTAATAATCAGGTTATCCTCCAACTCACTGAGTGCGTGGGTTTTCCCCGTCTTTTTCTGGCTAAAAATAACCATAGTTCTTGGATTGACTACTGAAGGGGCAATCTTCCCTGTTGGCAATGTTAAATTACTCATCTTTTAAAATTTGTTGTTTATAGGTTAATAATTGGTTTAAATTTTGGGTGTCATCATTTTTTGGCATACTGAAAAAACTAAAGCCTTTAGGGTTGAAAAACAAAGGTTCTGCAACTCCTGTTCTACCGAATCGGTTTTTACAAATATGAATAGTTCTAAAGCATTCTTCAAAGCCATCTACTCTATCAGAAGCTAAAATCGGATACTTATAGTAATTTGTCATTTTGTGCTTATAAGGAGAAAATAATCCTAAGATAACTTGGTAAGATCTTGCTACCTTTATATTATCTCCTAATTTCTGAGGCTCAGGCTCAAGCTTACCTGCTTTATAGTGGTTTAGGTCCCCTGCTGCCATTTGTTGCTGTTGTACACAACATACATGCCATTTCCAATGCTTTGTAACTTGCTTTCTCATATAAGTATTCACAAGTCTATCTATACATCCTGACAAATCAAGCGACATTCCTAATTCATTTTTTTCTAATTCCAAAATGTTTACGTTATCTATAACTACTGCCACTATTTCATTAGGGTCGTTTTGAGTGTAATGACTGTAAATATTAATCACTTTACCCCCACTCAATTGTTTTTCTTTATAATGGTGCTCACCAATTTCTTTTGAATACTCTTGACAAGTTTTATAAATACCTGTAGCATGGCCAGTTTGGTCGTCAAATTTGGTGAAAGATTTTACAGTGTCGAAATACCTTTGAACAGGATCTGATTTTATCATAGCAATTACTTCTTCCGAAATAGGCTCTATCCTGCTTAATAATTCATCTTGTGTACAATGTTTATTGAAATATTTAGAGATGGCATATTGTAGTACACTAATATCAAATTCTTCCTCAGACTCTTCTAATCCAAACCATATACATTTATATTTAAAAGACTTAAACGCAGGGTCATCTAAAATATAATCAGCAACACTAAATAAATATAAGTACTTGGCTAAAGAAGTTTTACCTACAGAGGTTTCAGCAGTAACACACACAAGTGCCCCTGGAAATATACCACTAAAGGCTTTTCTTGTTCCGTTGAATGGCATAGGAATACTATTAATATGTCCTTGTATTAATGAATCCCTGCTCTCTTCTATTACTTTTAAAATATCCATTAAAATACGAGTTTATCTTGGTCACTAAATATTCCTTCTTTCATTTCATTAATAGTGTCTAACAATAAGCTGCCTCCCTCTTTCTCAATAAAATATTGAGCATCCAATGTATAACGAAGATCGTCAGCATTTTGATGATAATAGTTAACAGCGTATAGGATTTCTTCACTAGAAACTTTATACTTTTTCATAAATGATTCTAACTTAGTTATAACTTTATTTTTAGGACTAAATGCTTTTTTATTTATTCCTTGTAAATTTTGTTTACTAAATAATATCATATATTCATCTAAGAATTGTTCAGAAACAAGAGGTTGATATTTTTCTCCATTAAGAATAGCTTTACCAAACTCTGTTATTTCAAAATCTAAAGGATTATTAGTATTTATTTTTGTAAGATGTATATTTCTAATAAACCCTTTCTTTATTAAGTATTGGATAATGTTTAATTGGGGAAGATTAATAGCTAATTTTCCCATTTCTTCGTAACTCATATTCCCTTTGTTTTAAAAAACTTCTGCAAAATTAATATATTTTTTTCAAATGTCAAGCGTTATTTTACTTTTTTCTGTAAAAATTTTATGACAACCTTTACAAAGCACCTCTAGCTTGCTTATATCCTCTACGAATAACCTATCGTGGAATGGTTTTATTTCGGAGTAATCCCTTAAACTACCACAGGGCTCAATGTGATTTACTTCTACATCTTTTTTTAAGAACATTTTTTTACAATGATTGCATTGCCATTTTTTTAACAAGGCAGAATAAGCCCTTTTAAGTATCTCTTTTCTAAAAGGACAAGAGTATAACCACCTCTGTCTTAAAAAAGCTCTAATGGCACCAAAAAAAGCTGATTTGGTCATTGTACCTCCACAATATTCTCTCACTACTCTAGGATTAACTACCTTTTTCTTTTTCCTAGGAGTTGTGGTGTTGGATTTTTTTACTGTCTTTCTTCTCATAACTTTAAATTTAATTTATTTGGCTTCATACCATGATTTTCCAATATTACTTTCAGCACTCATAAATAGTGTAGGGTTGGTGAGAAATATATTACCACCCTCTATCATACTTTTTTCCAGTATTCTAGCATATTTTTCTGATAGGTGAGTCTCAGTTTCCAAAACTATCTCATCATGTATTACATTTGCTATCCTTGCTTTCCAATAGTCATTGTTTTTTTCAATTTGATTAAATAACAACACTGAAGCCATTTTAGTTTGATGGGCAGCAGTGCCTTGTGTGGGAGCATTTAAACATAATCTCATATACTGAGATTTTAAACTGAAATAATCCTTCATCATTAGTTTATTTGCATTAAAGCAATTGTATGCCCCCATATCTGATATTACATACGAACTCCCTTTATCTTTAGCTTTCTCAAATTTCAGATTTTCTTGCTTACCCACTCTATATTTATTCCAAAAATCTCTATCCATATTTGAAATCTTCTCATCAAGGTCTTTGAAAATATCAAACATTGGTAGCTTTAATTTAAATCCCATTGCATATTGAATATAACCAAACTCTAAAGCTTCCTTTAGCTTATTTTCCCCATAAGAGTACACTCCATTATGTAATTCTTTGAATAATTTTTCAATACGATCTCCTTCCTCTATAGATAATCCTTCATTCTCTGCTAAAGTAAATCCAGTACCCCCAAATTGGAAACAAAATCTAGGTGCTTTAGAAGCATTTCGCTTTGCTTTATGATTTTTAATAATTTCTTCATCAGAAAGATCTAATAATTCAGGATAGAGAACTCTAGCAAAGGCACAGTGTAAGTCCTTTCCTTCCACTATAGAAGAAATCATGGCTTGGTCTCCAGTAATATCAGCCCCTACAACTGTTTCTTGCCCTGCGTAGTCAGCTACAATAATGTCAAATCCTTCATTTGCCACGAAACATTCTCTTGTTTCTTTGTTAGAGGGAAAATTTAAAAAGTTTATCTCTCCCTTTCTTGAAGATAGTCTAGCAGTGTCTACTATCGGTTTGAAGTGGGTGTATATTCTTCCATCCCTTATTTTAGAATAAATACCCTCTCCAAAAGTAGTTACATTATGCTCCACTTCTTTATATTTAAGCCACATTTTTACAAACTCATGATTTGACTTAGCTATAACTCCTTTTTCTAAACTTTCTTTTATCTCTCCTTTTTCTTTATAAGTGACATTTATACCTAAATCTTTAAACACTTCTATCATTTGTTTAGGAGAACTTAATAGGCAATTTACTTTCCTTTCGTTGCTAAACATATCCATCTGTAAAACTCTATATTTAGGCAGGGTGTCAAAAATATAATCAATTATTTCTCTCTCACATTTTTTGTATTGGGAATAATCTTTATCCATTTTTGCTTTCCACCTATCCTTTGATATTGGAAGTCCGCATAACTCCATATATGTAAGTGCCCTGATATGTCTACAATGCAATTTATAAGAATCTATGGCTTCATAATCTTTTAATTTAATCACTAAATCATTGTGTAACTCTAATAGTCTATCAACATCATTAAAGCAATATTGAATTGTGGATGGCTGCGATAACTGAACTCTAGCAATATTAGCTTGTTCTGTTTTGTCGTATATAACCCCTAGCTCTCTTTGCATACAATTCTTAAAAGAATGTGATACTCCGAATTCTCCATTGTGTAGAATCATAGATGCCAACATCGTATCTCCCACTTTTTTAGGGAAGTAATTCTTGATAAAGAAGAAACTCAAATCGAAGGCACTATTATGAAATATCATAACCTTATCCAATATAAAAGGCATAACTTCCTCTAAATTAATTATATTCTCTTTATGTGTCTGCAAATCAATTAGATAATTATTTGTCCCTGTTCCTATTTGAATGGCAAATATTTCCCCCTCAAAGGCAGAGAGGGAAGTAGTCTCTGTATCTACCGCTATTATTTCAGGAAGCACCATGTCTTCAAGATTACAGTAACTATACTCCCCTATTTTTTGGAAAAAGGATTTGTTTTTTGTGATTATGTGGTTTGTCATTTAGAAAAAAGTTAAGGTATCTTCTTCAGGGATTTCTTGCCAATCATTTTCAATGTACTTGTCAATCTTATCCAAAGTTTCCTCTAAAATACGTTTACCTTCCATCTCGTCTTTATAAGATAGGGGGTATACTAGCACACTATCTACTTTGGTAGAATTGCATACCACCCAATGAAAAGTTTTTAGTACATAATGGTTCAAATCATTTTTCTCCATCCAGTCTTCCACCCCTTTTGTATACAAAGCCCCCTGTAAGTGATACAAATATTTTTGCACACTATCAGGAAATTTCGGAGGGTAGCTGCTGGATTTCAAATCAGTGATAATAATCTCTTGTCTATCATGATCCACTTTTAAATAATCTGTCTTTATAAAAAAGTTATATCCTCTGTATTGAAAACTCCACTCAAACTGAGCCTTACCATTACTGAATAAATAGGCGGCTTCTCTATCTTTTAGCACATTATTGGCAATAGAGGTTCCTAATTCAAAATTAGGTTTTAGAAACTTACCTTTTGGATTTTTTGCATATTCAATATATTCAGGAAACTCCAGAACGGATTCTTTTATTTTCTCAAAATTCTTAGATTTCACATCTAATATACCACAAACCTTTTCTAAGTTTTCCGCAGAGAGGTCGTAGTTATACTCCTCTGTAAAAATATTTTCAATAATAGCCTTAATTTGAGGCTTTGGAATAGGAATATCTATAATAGTTTCAGTGATAGGCTCATCAAAAACTATCTTATCTATAATAGACCCTTTCTCTAAAGCATTATTTCTTTTGTATACAGGGTTTAAAAATCCTTGTACTCCTTCTTTTATAAGTCTAGTGAGAGAACTATAACTTAATCTGTCTTTTTCTTTATTAAACATAATTATTATTTTTTTAGGTGCAAATGTATTATTTTTTTTTTCAAAATGGGCATTCTAAATTTTTATAGTTAGTTATTATTTCGGCTTTTTCTCGTTGCAACTTCTCCTTAATTGCATTTCGCACAAATTGAGCTACGTTAACATTATACTCTTTTAATTTATCTAAGGTTTGCTTTTGCTCTTTACTTATCCTTATGTTTAATATTTCAGTATTTATCTGCATTTAGGTTTAATTTGTGTTACAAAAATTTCGTAAAGCAGCGAGTTATATGCCATTTGGGTGACACCTATCTAAGTAGTTTAATTCTTCTTTTTCGGTGCAAGTATTAGCTTGATGAAGAAGTAAAGAATGTGCAACCCTACGCAGATATTCAAGTTCTTCTTCGCTCATTGGGTCATTAACTTGTATGTCTTTTAAGAAACTTACAAACCGGGTTGCAAATGTTTTGTCTGATACAATTCTGTTATCTTTAATGATATTCATTTTATATTTATTTAATTGGTTAATAATTCAAACGGCATATAACACGGGCTTGGCAAAAGTGGGCAGACACATTCTGCTAAAATTGAGCATCCTACAAGCCCACCTTCGCCAAGCCCTATAACGTTAGCTGCCATTAACTGACAACCTCCCATTCTTGAAAATCTGACGGAACAAACGACCAAAACATAGGATAAATTTGACTGCTTTTCAAGTCTGTTTTTACAAAAAAATCACCCATTACCCATCCTTGCAAATACACAGGCTTATTTTTTATACCATACATCGGCAGACTTGAAGAAGTATAAATATGTTTTGGTAGTTTAACCTTTATGCCTTGCAAATTGGTATCTTTTGGTAAGTCCTTGATTTTAACGGCAGCTAACACAGTATTGCCGACAATAGCGGGTTCTGTGGTATGTTCAACTTTTGTTTTTCTATTTGACATTTGTTCTTAATTTTAAGTTTTGTAATTCTAATTCCGCTACTGCGGCAATACTCGGCACGTTATCGGTCATTGTCCATTAGGATGAATTGTACAGCCATTCGGGTACCATTTATCACCACCTGTAAACCTTACACACTTGCATCCATTCTGTTCATTCATCAGGTCTTCTGCCGTCTGTTCAAGCCTTCTCAGACGCTCATCGTCAAGGGTGAGGGCCATGAATAGGATGTTATCGAATGCTATTGTTTCCCAGTTATCGGCTATCTCTTTACGGATTACCGCTGCGAGTTCAGGCGTTGTGCGAAGGCAAATATCCCGCTCGATGCTTTCGGCTTTTTTTCGGGTATCCGTTAGGAACTTTTTTGCCGTTCCGCTAATCTTTTCTTCGATGATGATCTGATCGATATACCGCTTCATATTGGCAGCGGCGACCAATACGGCTTTAATGTACAATGTTGCTGAGTTATTCATGCGGCATATTGTTTTAGATGCAGCCCTGTAATCGCCGGGCATGGGTAACGCTGCGCTGAGTAGTGCTGCCTTGCGATGCCTATAGCGTGGTTGAGTGCTGCGGCTACATGGTCCACGCTGCGACCAACATGGCCGATTACATTGCAGGCGTGCAGTACTGTGGTATGGTCAGCACCGCCCACTACTGTTAGCCTGCCTGTTTCCGTTAGCTGCATCCCGCAGCCACGCACAAGGGCGAACTGAAGTACCTGCCGTGCATCGACAATGTTCCGCACCCTGCGAGGTATGAAGATGTCCGCTGCGTTGAGCCGGAAGAATGGTGCGATAGATTCCGCAAGCTGCTGCACGATAGGCGGCAGGCTGTGGTAGTGGTCTGATGTTACTGCTGCGTATCGCTTGCGCAGTTCTGTGATGTTGACTGTTTTTGGCATATTGTTGTTTCTGTTGCCCCATGTACGGGAATCGAACACG